ACATATAACTGCGTGTCTTTTAATTATAGGTGGAGCCTGCTTTATCCGTTTGACTCTTAATCTTATTCCGGCATCACTTACAAGGGTCTAAAAATGATTTCCTGTTACGAAGGGCTTCCCGGTGCCGGTAAAACCTATGATGCCATGCGCAAACTCCTGGACAACCTTGCCCAGGGCAGGCGCATTCTAACGAACATTTCCGGCCCGGATCAGGAAGAAAAACAGGAAATCATAAAACACTTTCTCAATCTTGAAGACAGTCAGCTTAAAGAAAAACTTGTTGCACTCTCAAATCACCAGATTACCGAATTCTGGGACCACACCAACCCGGGCGATCTGGTCATTATTGATGAAGCCCAGAATTTCTTTAATTCCCGGGACTGGCAAACCAAAACCAACAGGGCCTTTGGCAAATGGGCCAGCGAACACCGCCATATGGGTGTTGACCTTATCCTGATCACCCAAAACGTTGAGCGTATCGAAAGCTCTGTCAGGTCCCTAATAGAATTCACCTACCGATACAAAAAGCTGAATATGTTCGGCAACCTGATCAAGAAAAAATATGTCCGTTTTTGCTATTACGGCCCAACCCTTGATCAAATCGGCCAGAAGACCTGCTCCTATGATCCCAAAATCTTCAAGTGCTACAAAAGTTATTTTAAGGACGGCACCAAAGAGATCGGCATTGAAAAACCGGTCAATATATTAAAACACCCCATATTCTACTCGATTCCCTTTGTCCTTGGCCTGTTCATCTATTTTTTAAGTCAGTCAAGCTTGTTAAGCGGTGACCTTTTCGGCACCCAGGCGATTTCAGATTCCATTGAAGAGAGAAGACAAAAAACTTTAACCCAAGGCTCCCAGCCTGACACCCCGGATCAGCAGCCGGGATATTCCGAACAGGCGGACCCTTTAACGGACTACATATTGGTGGGCGTTATTAATTCTAAAAAAATTCTAAAATCAAAAATTGACGGCTCTGTTTTGGTGATCCAATGAAATATCTTTATCTGATAATGGCATTATTTTTCTGTACCGGCTGTGCGCAACCGTCCTTCAAAGTGCCTGTGTACAATGAACACAAGCCCTTTGACCTTCATCGCAGCAAATCAACGGTGAAAGAGGTTGTGGTCAAAGATTTTATTAAGTTCGATGATGATTTGGACAAAATCCCCGATGATATCCAGGTATCAATCAATTTAACCTCGCCGGTTCCCCTGTGTGATTTCTTCCAGATCCTTATTGATCAGGGCATAAACATCGTGGCTGATATCGGGTGTTACATTGAACAGCCCACGGAAACCAAGGAGCCCTCCAACCCTGCCACTGAGAAAAAAGAAACGCCCAGGCTCCAAACCGTTTCCATGCCTGCGTACCACGGCACCCTGAAAACCCTGCTTCAATCCCTGCAAATCAGCCATGGTTTATTTTTTAAATACAAACAGGGCGTGTTGATCATCCGCAAAACTTCCCCGGCCTATGTAAAGGTGCTCATGCCCGGCACCCAGGAAAACCTGATCAAATTATTGAATTCTTTTGGGGTCCAGGACTCGTTTTATGATGAACTCTCCTCCCGGATCGTTTTTAACACGGATTATTATACATACCTGACCATTTACGATTATTTCAAAAACAATCCGTATCTCACCCTGGTTGTATTCGATATCATGATCCTTGAAGCCCAGGACAGCCACATATACAAACACGGCATTGATTGGTCTCAATTGGCGGCCAGCTTAACAGATATATATGAAGATCCGCTTAAATTTTCCGTCACCGGGTCCAATGACGGCTTTTCCCTGAATCTTGGCGGTGGCCACTTATCACTTCAATCGGTTGTTGAATCCCTGGACGAATTAAAAGAGTTTACCGTGCTTCAATCCGCCCGGATCTCTGTCATGAACGGCTCCACCGCCGAGCTTGATGTGTCGGAAAAAATCCCCTACGTCAAAGAAATTACCGTGTCATCCATTGACGGCGCCACTGATACCGTTGCCCAGGGCTATGAATTCGATACCGTGTCGTCCGGCCTGATCTTAAAACTCAAACCCTCGGTGTCCGGAAACATCATCTCCACGCAATTTACCGGAAACATCCAAAGCCTGATTGAATTTCTTGAGGTGGGAACCGAACCCAACCTTGTCAGGCAACCGCAGATATCCATTCGCAAAATTGACAATCAAATCGTGTTCAGGGCTGGAGAAACAACCCTGATCGGCGGTCTGAAATATAACAAAGGAAGCGTGTCAAGGTCGTCTTTAAGTTGGTTAAAGATCGGTCTTGATAATCAGGAAACCACGCAGTTTTCGGTTTCCATATTAATCAACAGTGAGGTGATACGCTATGTGTTTTCTTAAGCGAATCCTCAGCGTTGTGTCATTGATCCTTTTCGGGATCACTGGTCTTGCTTTGGCAACAACCGAATATACCCCTTTGATTTCATCAGATATGTTTGATGGTGTCAGAACCGACGTCAATACCGCTGCAGCGGGCATTATCACTATTCTGATAATCGTTGTGGGGCTGGGGTTGCTTGTTAAAGTCTTTCGTTAATTTTTTTTAAAAAGGAGTTTTATCATGAAGAATCTTATTACCCGTTCCCAGATGTTTACTGCAGCCGTGTTTTCTGCATTTTTCGGCATGTTCGGCCTGTCCTTTGCCACACCGACTACCCAAGATCTTTGGGATGCTTTTGACATCACAACCCTTAACGGTCAGATACTAACCTTTCTGACCACTTTTGTTGTCATTAACCTGGGCTTTCTTACCTACAAGTACATTCGGCGTGTTATGAGTCGAGGTTAATTTTTTCAAGGGGATGGGGGCTTTGTCCCCCTCCCCTGCCTTAAAGGAGTGTTATGGAAACCGACTTAGTTAATTTAATGTTTACGCAGTTCACGGATAATCTCGCAAGTTTTATTGCAAACGATATTTCTGTGGTCCTCCTTGCCATGCTCTCCTTGCTGTTCATTGTCTTCGCGTTTTTCAAAATCCAGGAGATTTTCAATATCGGTATGACCGAAGGGGAGATCGGAGCCAAAAAAGCGTTCAGCCGCTGGCAAATGAGTAAAGGCACCTGGCGTGAACCGTTGATGAAAGAAGAGTATCAAAGGAGCTTACAAGATGTCAGAGGCGAACAATATGCCAAAATTTTTGATGAAATGTACGAAGAAAGAATGAAAGACAGGTGATAAAAAATGATAGATTTAGAAGCGTTTGGAAATGGTTTTGGCCTTGTTGTTATTTCGTTGCTCTTGGGCATTATTATCCGGGCCGTCGTATCCGCCCTTCGGATTGGATCATCCCGTTTCAATTCAATCGGCGTCTTGTTTCTTTTAATACTGCTTTCAAATACCCAATCATATGCTGCTGTCACAAAGACCGGCCAGGTGGATCTTTACCGGCTGGATCAAGTGACCGCGTTCTTTGTTGTCGATGACTATCTTTTTAATACATCCGATTTTTCTCAAATTAATATTTTAACCAAAGCCTATTACCAAAGAACATTGATTTCGGTAACGGATCTTGATTCTGATCCTGGCCAAGTCGACTATATTGAGATTACCGACACCTCTGATCTGACGTCAAAAAGTATCTCGTTAATCATCGGTGCCCTTTCATGTAACGCCCTGGCCTTGGGCTTATCGTTGAGGCTTTAAAATGATCTCTTTACCCGAAGGCTTTGACCTTGCCCTTTTTATCAGTGACATCGTCACATATGTCGGGTTGCCCATTGTGACAATTGCCTTTTCTTTTTGTGTTTTTAGATTGATTTCTTACACCATAAGTCTGGGATCATCAAAATGATTAAACTCATTGCCTTCGTAACAATGGTGATTGACCATTCGGCCATCTTCTTTTTCCCGGAACACGAATTTATCATGCGGTCCCTGGGTGCGCTGTCTTTCCCTTTGTTTGCCTTTTTCATTACCCAGGGCCTGAAATATACCAATGATCCAAAAATACTTTTATTATGTGGCCTACCCGGGGCATTTTTTAATAATCATCCTGATTAATTCAATTAGATCCCCGGCAACCACTTGATAACGAATGAATAAAATGAATCCACAAGAATTAAAAAGCCACCTTTACCTCCTGGTAAAGAAAAACGGCAAAAGCAGCATAACTAAATTTGAGCATGAATACATGACAGGCAAAATTGATTACAACACCTATTTGCATTGTTGTTATACGGATTATGCCAAAGGTCATTTATCGAAAAATAGAAAATAATCAAGAGAACCGTAACCACATTTCGAGGATGAAACATGACGAAAGGATCGGCTGGCCATAATAAGAACAAGCTTTTGACCCCTTCTGATGTTGCGGAATTATTACAAATTTCAGAAAACACCGTCTATAAACATGTGAAAAGATTAGGTGGTTTCAAGCCTGGTGGTATTGGGGTTTGGCGCTTTAGACAAGAGGTAATTTATGGGATTATGGAAGGACAAGACCCGCAAACATTGGTGTTACAGTTTTCAGTATCAAAACGAAATATACGCAGCCAGGGGATTCAAGACAAAAACGGAAGCGGCTGCCGCTCGGGCAAAAAGAAAGGAAGACGTAAAGAAAAATCCGATCTCAACCGGCATGGGTTACTTGACGCTATGCAATTTGTATCTTGATTTTTCATCACGTCGGCATGCTCTGAAAACATGGAAATACAAGAAAAGTGTTTTTGTGGCCTTCGGTCGTTTCCTTGGTGGTGATGATTTCCCCATTTCAAAAATCACCCCGGAAGTCATAGCGAAATATTTGGTTACCCGTCCAAGCAATAATAATTACAATGTTCACCGCAAAGAATTGTCTTCATTATTCAGCTATGCAGAAAATGTACTTGAAGCCATTGATCGAAATCCAGTCAAAAAGATTGAAAAGCTTCCTCATACAATAGCCCGAAAACGGGTCCCCCAGGAACAGGATATTATAAAACTTCTTTTGGCTGCAGATCCGGAAACAGATGAAAAGGATTTGTTGATTGTTCTGCTCTATACTTTGGCCCGGATTGACGAAGTATTACGCCTAACCTGGGAAGACATCAATTTTGAAAAACGGCTCCTAACCAAATGGACCCGGAAAACTCATGGTGGATCATACAAGGCAGTTACCGTTACCATCAACGATGAATTGTATTTCACCTTATGGAAAATGTGGCAGAATCGAAAACAAGACACCTGGGTGTTTTTCAATGAAAAAACAAATGATCGCTTTAACCATCGCCCGAAGTTCATGAAAGGACTTTGTAAAAGAGCCGGAATAAATCCCTATTTCGGATTTCATACCTTGCGACACCTTATGGCCTCTCTCTTGGCCGACAATCCCAAAATCTCAACCAAGACGATTCAGAATATCTTAGGCCACTCAGAAGCCAGGACAACTGAAATATACCTTCATAAGCTGGATGGTGCCATAGAGGATGCAATGGATTCTATATCCGGGAGATTTGCATCAAAAATTGAAAAACCGCAACCAGAGTCCGCAACCAAAAATACAAAAAGCTCTCAGTAA